GTTTCCAAACAAGGTAAACATATATCAGTATTTGGGCCAATGTTACTTCAAAACCGAAAATCTTTCCGAAGATCAGTTGAAGAAGTCGAAAACGTTAACGTTTCAACAATTGTACGGTTCTATTTCGGAAGAATATCTGAAAATACCGTATTTTGCGAAGATTTCCGAATATCTTGATCATCGGTGGAAGTTTTTCAACGAATATGGATATATTGAAACGCCAATTTTCAAACGGCGTATTACCAACAAGCATTTGGTGAATGCAAATCCGGCAAAATTGTTCAATTACATACTTCAAGCGTCTGAAACTGAGTATTCGATGGAAAGTTTGATTGATGTAAACAAGTATTTGAAGAACAAAGAATCAAAAGCCATTTTGTACACGTATGATTCGGTATTATTTGATGTAAAAAGGTCAGAAGGCAAGAGTTTGGTGTTGAATATCAAACAAATTATGGAAAGTCGTGGATTTCCCACCAAATGTTACTTTGGCAACAATTATCACGACATGAATTCTATTAGTATTTAAACGAGGGTTTTGTATGAACACACAATATTTATTGTATATTGTGTCGTCATGAATAAAGAAAAAATCATCGAAGAGGTTTTAAAAGAATACTCTTTTTTAATGGAAGACGGTGGTATAAGTGATCAAATAGATCAAGATGTATTGCTTACTGCGATAGAAAATCTTGGATATGATGATTATTTTGTCGCTGAAAAGTTGTGTGAAGAAACATCAACCAGCAACAACAAGTTTATATCGGATCTTAAAAGCAAAAAGAGTTTATCAGATGAAGATATTGCTATTTTAAAGCAATTAGTTGGTCCTAGATACATGATTATTGATGAAGAACTCAAGTCTGTAAAACTAAACACCGTACACGTTCCTGACAATTTTCCGGGTACAGAATCAGATCCAAGAGAAATTACTATATCTCAAATGGAAGAGTTTTTGGCAAGAGAAAAGGCACAAGGACGTAAACTTCGAATTTCACAATCATCGACCAAAGTAAGAATTTATGCGGGTCCAGAAAATTTGTCTATATTTCTTGTAGGAACCGGTCTTAAACTATATGGAAAGAGCAAAGTTCCTGATAACTTTTCAATTGAATTCAAAAAGTTTCTAAGATTGTTGGATTTCTATAAAGTGTATTCCAATGATATTGAGTTTAAAGAAAGTGTATCAGCTGGTTTGTCTTCACAAGATTTGCAAGTAAACAACATCAATCAGTATTTTGCCAAAAACAATCCTGATAAAATACCGTTTCATTTGTATATTCAAGATGGTCCACACGTAGTTGATTGTAAGGTGATGATTGATGCTGCTCAAAACATATCAGGAAGTGGAAAAGCAGACTTTGCATTGAAAAACAAAAATCTTGAAGCGTTTTGGGTATCTTTCAAAGCAGCAAACTTTTTTGACAAACGTGATCGATCAAAGTTAGCACCTCCGGGATTTGAAGAATATGGACCCAGCATGTCGATTGGTGAAAAGTTGTCTGGAAATCCTACTTGGAACAGATTGATGGTAAAGTTAACAAAAGGAATGATCAAAGTTCTTCAAAACAATTTTATTGATTTGACCAATAAAAAAGTAACATTTGGTCCAGATCCATTTGCTCCTAAAGTTCAAATTATAACTCATGTTGATGGTGTTGCTATTGAAACTATTGTAAACAACGATGAAGAAAAACTTCGTTATATGCGTGCTAAAGCTGCTGCTATTAACAAGTTGGTTGCACGACAAGATTTGAAGAAAAAGTTGGTTTATTTTGCGCCCAAAACCTTTTCGGTTCTTATGGACTTCTTGGATGGTACTGATGTAACCAAAGAAATTGCTGGTAAAGCCATATATGGTGTAGATTTTGAGTTTGGCAAAGACAAACCATTTGGACGTGAAAATGTTAACATATTGATGCAGTCCAAAACTCCAATCACTGTAGAAACACATGTATTGAAAAATAAACAAAATGCGTTGTTGATCAAAACAGACGAACGTGGCAGTGTATTGTTCAATCCAAATTTGCCTCTTCCAAAAGATATGGACGATCCAATTTTGGCATATAGACCCGTGTTTAATCCTACATTTATTGTGAATGAACATCACTTGGAAGTTGTAAATAAAGTAGGAATGTTGTTTTTGGGAGTCAGAATATTTATATTACCCGCTGCCAAAGCCAGTGGTGCTGTTGTGATTAAATGATATGAAGATTTATAAAAATGTCACTCAATTGGTAAATGAAATATGTTTAGATAGTCGTGTTGAAAGCGGCATGTTTGACATGTTTAATGATCAACATATGAGTGTGTTGAGAGAGAAGTTGACAGAAATGGGTTTGCCTGAAAACGAAGTGGTTGAAATTGCTAATGCCGTAATTGAAGGCAAGTATCCAGAACGTCAGGCATACAACGCAAATGGTATTCTGGTCACATTTCCCAATGCTGACTACAAACAACGTGCAATACGTCGTGGAACTCATTTTGAAGAGGATCCTACCAAGGGTCAATCCAACTTGGATTATGACACTTCTACACCTGATCAACCAACTCAAGAACCAACATCAGGCGAAGCACCAGTTCAAGTGGAACCTGCTACAACTGCTGTTGCTCAAAGTGATACACAACTACCACAACCTGTTGTGAATGTTCAAAACACGGTTACTACAGACGATTTGAAAACAAGAAGTCCTCAACAAAAAATCAAAGATGCTGATGAAGTTGAAAAGATTCTTACAACAGAATTTACGTTGGAAGAAGCTGCACAACACAATTGGGTTCGTGGCGAAGGCAACAGTTGGTACAATTCCGACGGTGCTTTGGTTGGTCATGAATGGTATTGCCTCAACAGCAAATCCAAGAAAATTCTATCATCGAGATGAAAGACACCCAATTATTATGTACGTTTACAGTTCCTAATGACTATCCAACAGTTGTTGAACAAATTAAATCGTTTTATTTGTTATCCAACAATCGAATTTTTGCATTTTCCAATGAAAAAAATGTCAACGAACTGTATTTGACATATAATATTGTGATGCGGGATCGATCCATCAAAAAATTGCCCAATACTATATCAATACATCGTAAAAAACAGACCAATACTTTGTATACTTTGAATGCCATGAATAATCTCATCACCGAGGAGAACAATGGTGTTTTTGATAAAACTTTTCAATTAAATTGGGACTACTATAAAAACTCATTGATTATAACAAATGAGGCGTCTGTTAAAATAATATCATTGAAAATTTTTGATATTATAAGTTGAAGTTTTGGAGCAGTTGCCCTATAGTTATGTGAGTAATAAGTTATGTGTATTCAGTTTCGAGTGAAATTGAATTGATTAACTCATTACTACTTAACAAATTAACAAATAAATAATTATGGCAATTGACCTATCTAAGATTAAGAGTCGTTTGAACTCTTTGACAAATACCAATCAAAAATCTTCTATGCTTTGGAAGCCAAAGCCTGGAAAGCAAACGATTCGTATTGTTCCCTACAAGTATCAACCAGATACTCCATTCATTGAGTTGAAGTTTCACTTCGGCATCAACAACAAGACCTATTTGAGTCCCGATTCCTTTAACCGTCCAGATCCTATCGTTGAGTTTAGCAATAGACTCAAGAAGACTGGCTCCAAGGAGGATTGGGTGATGGGCCGCAAGATGGAGCCCAAGATGCGTACTTATGCTCCTGTGATTGTTCGTGGTGAAGAGGACGAGGGTGTCAAGTTCTGGGGATTCGGAAAGCAGGTATATCAGGAAATTCTATCGATCATGGCAGATCCTGATTACGGTGATATCAGTGATCTTGCTTCGGGACGTGATATTGTGGTTGAGTTTCGTACAGCTGAAGACAGTGGAAAGAATTTTCCAGAGACTTCAATTCGTGTGAAGCCAAACGCAACACTCGCTGTTGATCCGAAGGATGCTGACGCTCTTGAATCAATCAAGAATCAAACTGATATTTTGGATCTATTTCCAGAGCCAAAGTACAACGAACTCAAGGAGGTTATGAACGCTTGGTTGCATCCTGAGGAGGCTGCAACAACTACCGAGACCTCTGTTAATACGGTAGTTGATGAAGATGACACACAGCCTGTTACCAAAACTGTTATTGTTGAATCTGCTGCACCAGCAGCTGAAGCTAAGACCGTTGCTAACAAGACTGCTGTTAACAAGTCGCCTACCGCAACTGCTGCAAAGATCAATACAGATGACCTAAGTAAGGCATTTGATAATCTTTTCAATAGTTAATAAACCCTATTAGGAGAGGTGGTAGGTAAACTGCCACCTCTCCTTTTTCATTTCAATAAAAAGTTATGCCTGAAGATACACCAAAAAAGAAAAAGGTGTCAACTCATGTAACGCATGAAGTTGACTCACAGAGAGACGACCTTGTAGAATCACTTGCAGATGTTTTGAATAAAGCAAACAAGGATTCTGGAAAGTGTGCGTTTTTCTTGGACCAAAAGGAAGATCCATCGACAATTACAGATTGGATCAGCACAGGTTGCGACATCTTGGATCTCGCAATTTCAAATCGTCCACATGCTGGTATTCCAGTTGGACGTATTACTGAGATTACCGGACTTGAAGCGTCTGGTAAAAGCTTGTTAGCCGCACATTTATTGGCTGAAACTCAAAAGAAAGGTGGACTTGCAGTATTTATTGATACTGAACAGTCAGTTTCTCATGACTTTTTGGCTGCTATTGGTGTTGATATACAAAAGATGTTGTATGTTGCTGCTCATACAGTAGAAGACATCTTTGAAAAGATTGAAACGATGATTGCTCACGTTCGTAAATCAAGTCGTGATCGATTGGTTACAATTGTTGTTGATAGTGTTGCTGCTGCCTCAACCAAGGCAGAATTGGAAGCGGATCACGGCAAAGACGGTTTTGCTACTGGAAAGGCCATTATCATTTCCAAGGCGATGCGTAAGATCAACGATATGATTGGTAAACAACGTATTGCTTTGATTTTCACCAATCAACTACGTGTTAATCTTCAGGCAGCGATGTTTGGAGACAAGTACATTACAAGTGGTGGCAAGGCCATTCAGTATCATGCTAGTGTTCGTCTTCGTTTGAAGGGTATGGGAGCACTAAAGGTTACTCAAAATGGTGAACCTGCACATATTGGTGTCAAGACACGTGCGGTTGTTGTCAAGAATCGTATGGGACCACCAATGAGATTTGCTGATTTTAGCATATTCTTTGATAGTGGTATTGATAATTATGGCAACTGGATTGAAGTGTTGAAGAAGCACTCAATTATTACTGGTGCCAAGTCACCTTACAATTATACCAAGAACAATGGTGAAGCTGTTAAGATTGATATCAAGACGTTTGCTAAAGACATGAAGGTTGATGCAGAACTTCGTGAGGAGTTGTATCAAAAGATTGTTGAAGTAGCAGTTATGAAGTATAAATCACCAGACAGCGAAATTCGTGAGGATGTAGAAGTTGACGAATCAGAGGATGCAGAAGAAGTTGGTGGAGAAGAATAATTGTTATGAGTTTCAATCAAGACGAAAAGAAAAGACTGTTCTCTATTTTTGAGAATGTTTCACAAGAAGACAAGAACGCATTATCTAACCGAACACAAGATTCGGATGTGCTCTTGGTTGACGGACTCAATGCTTTTATTCGCGCGTACGCGGCCATGCCATCATTGAATGAAGATGGTCTTCATACAGGTGGTGTGGCTGGGTTTTTAAAGAGTGTGGGTTATGCAATCAAATTGCTTAACCCCACTCGTTGCGTCATTATTTTTGATGGAAACGGCGGCAGTATGAAACGTCGTAAGATTTATCCACAATACAAGGATAAACGTAGTACAAAAATAAGACTCAACAGAGCATATTCAGAACTTTCAACCGGTGAGTTGGAAGAAAAGAATATGAAGTCACAACTTTTAAGATCGGTACACTATTTGGATTGCTTGCCAGTATCAACTATGGCAATTGATCATGTAGAAGCGGATGATACTATTGCATATGCTGCGCAACAGTATTTTAAATCCAACGTTACCATTATGAGTGCTGATAAAGATTTTTTACAGCTGACCAATGAACGAATCAAAGTTTATAGTCCCACGAAGAAAAAGCTGTATGGATGTGCAGAAGTTTTTGACGAATACGGTATTAGTTGTAAGAATTTAATTTGGTACAGAGTGTTAGAAGGCGATGTATCAGATAACATTGATGGAATACAAGGTTCTGGTTTAAAAACAGTAATCAAATGTTTTCCATTTTTGGCAGAAGAACGTGAAGTTTCTTTAAATGAAATTTATACTTACTGTGAAAACAACAGTGCCAAGTATAAGCTATATCGTACAATTCTTGAAAATAAAGACATTGTACAAAGAAATTATACATTGATGCAACTCAAAGAAACTGAAATTCAAAGTTTCTCACAATTGCGTATCAATGAAATATTGGATCAGCCAATAAAGAAGCTGGATCGTATCAGCTTTTCCAAACTGGTAACCGAAGATAAAATGTGGAATAATATTCCTAATTACCAAATTTGGCTCAACGAGTGTTTTAACAAACTCACTACGTTGGTACGATAAATATAAACAATAAAAACTATACAGTTTGGTAAACATCACATAACATGTGTATGTCATTGAAGAATTTTATATATGAACGAAAATAACCAAGTAATTGATAACCTGAAAAAATACGGAAGCGAATTTCAAATCAAGTGTATATCAGGAATACTAAGCGATAAGTCTTTTCTCGAAAGACTTTCTGATATCATTGATCCAACATCGTTTGAATCGGATGCACATCAATGGATTGTTAAAGAAACTGTCGCATACTTTATGCGATACAAAGATACGCCAACACTTAATGTATTCAAAATACAAGTGGATACAATTGTAAGTGAGGATTTGAAAAAGAACGTCATTGATCAGTTGAGAAATGTGTATCAAAAAATCACAGACAGCGATATCAAGTTTGTAAAAGAACAGTATTTGGAGTTTTGTAAGAGTCAGAAACTCAAGCATGCTATCTTTGATAGTGTTAAACATCTCAAGACTGGAAATTATGAACAGGTAAAGGCATTGGTTGATAGTGCGTTAAAGGCTGGTATGGAACGCAACATTGGTCATGACTATATGACAGATGTTGAAAAGCGTATGAGTGTGATGGCACGTAATACAATCAAGACCAACTGGACTGAAGTTGATACCATCATGGACGGCGGACTCGCTGCTGGTGAACTGGGTATCATTACAGCGTGTGCTGGTAGCGGTAAATGTATAGGTCCGAACACAGAAATTGAAATTGAATATCATGAATTCGGAATAGAAACTACGAGTTCATCGGGTAAAGTATTTGTATTGTGGATTAATCCATTTGAAAAATACAAAATAGATGAAACTGAATTATTTGGATGGCAAGTGGAAAATGTTTTTTATGAAATTGAAAAAATAAAAGATGTTGTTTAAATAAACATATAAATTGTCACTGGTATTGGTAAATATACATAAAAAATTAAATTTTTATGTTATATGTAACTATTTATTAATAATTATGAATAATAATAAAAAAGAATTTTCAATCTATAGATACCAGTATTGGATGCAAAAATATGGGATGACTGAAATTGATGCAAAAAACAAAGTATCTTTAATACAAAAACAAAATGCGAATAAATCGTCAAAAAAAGTTAAATCTGAATATTCTCATTTCAAAAAAGAATATTGGATAATTAAAAAAGGTTATAATGAATCCGATGCAATAAAAAAAGTATCTGAATTACAATCTAATCTTTCTAAAAAATCAAAAAAATTTAAAGGAAAGATTAGAACTGATGAAAGCAAAATAAAAATTTCAAATTCAATGAAAGCTAAAATTGCTCAAATTGGAAGTGGAAATTGGGTTAGACATTTTGGTGAATTTAATGGTAATTCTAAAATTGAAAGAGAATTTTATTCTTATATTAAAGAAAATTTAAATGAAAATGTTAGAGCAAATATTCCTATATTAAATTATGTGGTTGATATTTTACATGATAAAAAAATAATAGAATTTTATGGAGATTTCTGGCATGCAAATCCAAAATTTTATTTTGGCGATGAATACATAAAATCGTTTAACATTAACAAAACAGCATATGAAATATGGTTGAATGATAATGTTAGAATTGACTTTTTAAAAAAGTTGGGTTATGATGTTCTAATAATTTGGGAAAATGATTGGAAAAAAAATAAACAAGAATGTATAGAAAAAATTAAAAAATTTTATGAGATTATTAATTAAAAATGTTCGTGAAAAAATTAAAATCAAAGATTTGTTTGATAAGTTAAATATTAAAAATGAAGAAAATGCTATTGAACAATTAAAATTTCCATTAAGAGTAAATACTCCATTTGGATTTAAAAAAATAGTAACGGCATTTCGTACTGAAAAACAAAAAACAATAACTTCATATTTTGGAAACAATAAAACATTGAAAACATCCGGAAAACATAGATTAAAGGTTAACGGATCTTGGAAATATGTTGATGATATAAATGTAAATGAGTTAGTTGAAACTGAAACCGGACTTACAAAATTGATTTCAAAGAAAACGGGAAAAGAAGAAATATTATATGATATTTCGGTAGAAGAAGTGCATTGTTATTATAGTAACGGAATTCTTTCTCATAATTCATGGGTACTAAGTAAGTTGGGAGCTGAAGCAATGAAGCAAGGCAAAAATGTGGTTCATTTTACACTAGAGTTGAATGAAAACTATGTGGGTCTTCGTTACGATAGTTGCTTTACTGGAATTGACTTTCAGAATATTCGTAACAACGTTGATGTTATTCGTAACAAAATTCAACAAGTGCCTGGCAAGTTGTTTATCAAGTATTTTCCTATCAAAACTGTTAGTGCTCATCATTTGAAGATGCATGTGGAACGTATTGCGATGTTGGGAAGCAAGATCGACATGATTATTGTAGATTATGCAGATATTCTACGTCCGTCTCAAAGTGATCGAAACAGCAACAGTTATAGTGAAGCGGGTGGTATTTACGAAGAACTACGCGGTGTAGCTGGTGAACTACAAGTTCCTATTTGGAGTGCCAGCCAAAGCAATCGTGGTGCAATGGAAGAAGATATCATTCAAGCCAATAATATCGCCGATAGTTATCGAAAAATTATGACAGCTGATTTTGTTATGTCACTTAGTCGTAAAGTTACCGATAAAGTAGCCAACACAGCACGTTTTCACGTCATCAAGAATCGTTTCGGTCCTGATGGTATGACTTTTCCAAGTCGAATGAATGCTGGATGTGGTGATATTCAGATTTTCTCTGAAAACTCTAAAGATGGTATTTCCATTTTGAATGAAATGGGAGATACTGAAAATCTTGTTAAGAAGGCACTATCTTCTAAGTGGCAAGCTCATAACTCTGACAACGACAACGATTAAACATAGTTTGTAAATCATAAAAAGCGTTAAAAAAATGTTACAAAATGAACATTAAACAAGGTATTTTTTGATATGCAAAATATAGTTATTTTTTACCATTATGAATAAAGAAATTTTTATAAAGAAGCGAAGCGGTGCGTTAGAGAAGTTCAGTGCTGACAAAATCAACAAAGTTTTGCAATGGGCCACCGACGGTATCAAAGGTGTTAGTTTTGAAGAAGTTGCAATGAATGCGCATTTGTCGTTTTTTGACGGAATGACATCCAACGACATACATGCGATGTTGATTGAAGCTGCTGCCAATTTGATTACTGAAGAAAAACCCAATTATCAGTATGTGGCATCAAGATTGTTGAATTATCAACTTAGAAAAAAGGTTTGGGGAGGTAAAAATCCACCAAAGTTATATGATCTTGTTAAAACCAACATTGAAAAGTTTGTTTATGATGATAAAATTTTGGATTGGTATACAAAGAAGGATTTTGACAAGTTGGATGAATATCTAAAACATGATCGTGACTTGGATTTCACATATGCAGGTATCAAACAGTTGTGTGATAAGTATTTGATTCAAAATCGTGTTACCAAAGAGATATACGAGACTCCGCAATTCGCTTATATATTGATTGCAATGACGTTTTTCAAGGATTATAAGGATAATCGTGTGGAGTATATCAAAAAGGCCTACAACTACTTTAGCAAACACAAGATCAATCTACCCACACCAATTATGGCGGGTGTACGATCTGTAATGAAGAGTTATGCAAGTTGTTCTTTGTTCACTGTTGATGATACTCTCAAGAGTATTTTCAGCAACAACAGTGCTGTAGGATATGCAACTGCAAGTCGTTATGGTATTGGACTCAATTTGTCACGTTTGCGTGCTACAAACGCTCCAATTCGTAACGGTGAAGTGGTTCATACTGGTCCAATTCCTTTTGCCAAGACATTTGAGTCAACCGTAAAAAGTTGTCATCAAAATGGTATTCGTGGGGGAAGTGCCACAGTTAACTTTGCTTGGTTTCACTACGATATAATGGACATTTTGGTATTGAAAAACAATGCAGGTACTGATGATAATCGTGTACGTAAGTTGGATTACTGTATTGGATTGGATAAATTGATTTTTGAACGATTCATTCAAGGTAAGGATGTAACTCTTTTCAGTTATCATGAGTGTGCTTCATTGTGGAACCGTTTTGGTTTTGCTGATTTCAAGGAAAAGTATGAAAAAGCAGAAGCAAACAAGAACATCAAGTTTAAGAAAAAGGTTTCGGCCAAAGAACTGATTGGTCTTCTCGCTAAAGAACGTCTTGAAACTGGTCGTATTTACACCATGTTTGTAGATCATGCTAATGAACATGGTAGTTGGTTGGATCAAGTTGATACCAGCAATCTTTGCGTTGAGGTAAATCATCCATTAACTCCAATTGAAGATGTCAACGATACAAATGGTGAAATCGGTGTGTGTATTCTTGCTGCCGTCAATTGGCTTGAAGTTAAAGACGATGATGAAATGAAGAGTGTATGTGATGTTATTGTGAGAATGTTGGATGCATTAATCGAACATCAAAATTACTTTGTACCTGCTGCTGAAAACTTTGCCAAAAATCGTCGTAGTCTTGGTGTAGGTGTAAGTAACTTGGCTGCTTTATTGGCAAGAGAAGGTTTGAAGTATTGGGATGTAGGTGCACCCAATCTTGTTGCCAAATGGATGGAGAAGCAAAGTTACTATTTGATTGAAGCTAGTATGGAAATGGCAAAAGAACTTGGTAAGTGTGAAAAGTTTGATCGAACCAAGTTTAGTCAAGGTATTTTGCCAATAGATACATACAAACGAGACATTGATACGTTTATTACCGAACCGTTGCATATGGACTGGGAATCTCTTCGTAACAACATTAAACAATATGGAATGCGTCACAGTACGTTGACGGCATGTATGCCTGTTGAATCTAGTAGTGTAATTCAAAGTAGTACCAATGGCATTGAACCGCCACGTAGTTTGATTAGTTACAAGGGCAGCAAGAGCAACATTTTGCCAGTTGTAGTTCCTGGCATTGACAAGTACAAGGAAAATTATACTTTTGCGTTTGACATGCCTAACAATGAAGGATATCTTAAAGTGGCTGCTGCCATTCAAAAGTTTACTGATATGAGTATCAGTGTCAATACTTATTATATACCTTCTCGTTATGAAAAGAATAAGGTTCCAGTTCAAGACGTTATAAGAGACATGTTGTTGGCATACAAGTATGGATTGAAGAATCTGTATTATGCCAACACAGATGATGGTGATAAACAAACAGCCATGGAAGAAACGAAGAAGGTGGAGCCTAAGATTGAACAATCTAGTGGTTGTGAAAGTGGAGCATGTGTAATGTAATAAAATATGAAAACCGTACTAAATAAAAAGAATATCGATCAACTAAGAAATCCAATGTTTTTTGGTGAGGATCTGTCTCTACAGAGATATGATCAAATCAAGTATCAAAAGTTTTATGAACTTTATGATCAACAGTTGAATTTCTTTTGGAGACCACAGGAAGTATCGTTGATCAAGGATTTGAGTGACTACAAGGTATTGTCAGATGAAGAACGTTTTGTGTTTGACAGTAATCTCAAGTTTCAAACCATGACAGATAGTATGTTGAGTCGTAGTATTCATGAGTTGATGAAACATGTTACCAATCCAGAGTTGGAAATTTGTATGAATACTTGGAGCTTCTTTGAAACCATTCATAGCAACAGTTACACTTACATCTTGAATAACGTATATCCTGATGCAACCAAGTTTTTTAACAGTATTTTGGAGGATCCTGAGATTGTTAAACGAGCCACTGCTCTATCCAAAAAGTATGATCAGTTGTTGACTTCATCTGATGATCCTAGACAACAGTTGTTTGATGCTGTATTAGCAACTCAAATTACTGAGGGATTGGTATTTTATGTGAGTTTTGCATGTAGTTTCTACTTTGGCTATCGTGGAAAGATGGAAGGTAATGCAAAAATCATCAAATTTATCAGTAGAGATGAAAATCTGCATGTTGCCATCACTCAAAACATCATGAAAAACTGGGCAAACAACAAAGATGAAGGATTTCAGGACATTGTTGCCAAAAGTGAAGACAAAATTTATGCCACATATGAAATGGCAGTAAATGCTGAAAAGGAATGGGCTGATTATTTGTTTAGCAAAGGTAACTTGGTTGGTTTGACATCGGATAGTTTGAAGAATTACGTTGAGTGGTTGGCCAACAACAGACTTTCGAGTTTGGGTTATCGAAAAATCTATACCAATGCCAAAACAAATCCACTATCTGGATGGTTGGACAGTTATTATGACAGTAAAAAACTTCAAGTTGCACCTCAGGAAACTGAACTTAGTAGTTATGTAAAAGGAATTGATAATACTATTGCAGCCGGTGCGTTTGATGATTTTAAGTTATAAAAATAAAACAACACGAAGAACACCCAAAAGGGTGTTCTTTTTTTGTTGTTATATGTAAATTTGACATATTTATACACATATATATGAAAATTAATCACCTTCAACAAATCATCACTGAGTGTTTTGAATCGGTTTTGGAAGAGCGTCAAAAGAAACAAAAGGTTGCCACTGCGTTAAAAAAGTTGGTAATGGAAGTGATTGAAGAAAAGAAAGCGAATTTTGAAAAAACTTGTTTGGAGATTCAAGAAGAGTTGGACAAAGAAGTTAAGAAGATTGACAAAAAGTATTCGGTGGTCAAAAATGATGCAGGCAATTTTGAAATGTGTGGATGTGACCCACATCATATTTTTGTTCGTCCACGTTGGTACAACAACTTTGAAGTGTTGGCATTCAAGAATAAAACTGACAGAACCAAGAAAATTGGTTTGAGTTATGATGAAGTCAAAGAGTTTTTGAAAGCTACGTTGAACAACACTGATCAAAACTACGTCAACAAAGCCTACAACAAGGCAGCCGAAAACAGTGTAGACAAAGAAAAGAAAAAGAATCAGGGTGATGGTCCACAAAAAACCGATGTAAAGGTTGAAGATGCTGTGGAAAAGAAAGAAGATTTGCCAGATCAACCAATGCAAGACGTAAATCTTAAGAAGGTTGAAAAGCAAGTGGATCATTCTGTAAAGGGTGAAAAGCCAAAATACAAGTTTCCTAAACAAAAGGATGACGATTTGACCGTTAAGTTCAAATGAGTAAATAAAAACTATGAAAATTAAAGCATTGATTAGTTTAGCACTATTAACATCTATATCAGCTACTGCTGGTCATTTTAGTTGGGGTATTTCGTTGGGATTTGGTGGAGGATATTGTGCACCGGTATATTGTCCACCACCTGTAGTTTATGTGCCTGTAGTTTATTCACAGCCAGTAGTAGTTGCACCACCCACGGTGGTATATACTTCTGTAGTTTATTCGCCACAAGTTGTTGTAATGCCACAACCAGTGGTTTATTATCCTCAGCCAATTGTTTACGTTGTTGGCAGACATGGACATAGACGTTAAAATTTTTTCAATACATTGTGAACGCCGCTACGAATGAAAATTCTAGCGGTTTTTTGTTGACTTTTTCTAGAATGACTATATGATGTTGAAAAATAAAAAACATATGAGCAAAACCTCCAAGAAAGACATCAACTCAATTCTCGCTGCGTCTGTTAAGCTTCGTCCTGACGACGTTATTATTTCCGATACCAAGTGGAAGTATTTGGTTCGTTCAATTTTGTGTGGAAAGAACATTTTGATGGTTGGACCCACTGGATGCGGCAAGACTTTGGTTGCACAAACTGCTTCCAAGGCTCTGAATCGTCCTTTCTTTTTCTTCAATATGGGTTCTACACAAGATGCACGTAGTGCTCTGATTGGAAACACGCATTTTGAAAAGGAGACGGGTACCATTTTTAGTGAGTCAACGTTTGTGAAGGCCATTCAGACTCCCAACGCTGTAATTCTTTTGGACGAAATTAGTCGTTCACATCATGATGCTGCAAATATCATGATGACGGTGCTTGATACACTTCAACGTTATCTTCGTTTGGACGAAAAAAAGGAGAGTGACGTAATTCGTGTTGCTGATGGAGTGTGTTTTATTGGTACCGCTAATATTGGCAATCAATATACTGCCACCCGTGTTATGGATCGTGCTCTTATGGATCGTTTTTCCGTAAAGATTGAGATGGATTTTCTGGACAAGCAATCTGAACTCAATTTGTTGGTGAATCGATTCAAAATTGATACTACAAATACGAACGTTTTCAACACCATCAGTTCAATTTGTGACATTGCGTCACATTGTCGAGATCAATCTCGTATGGAAGACGGTCGTTTGACTAACTTTTTGTCTACTCGAGCGGTGTGTGAGATGACTGAGTTGGTTTGTGACGGATTTAGCCTCAAGGAAATTGCTGATGTGGCTATTTATCCTGAATTTTCTTATGAGGGCGGTCTTGAGAGTGAACGTACTTATGTAAAGCAGCTGGTTCAAAAGTATGTTCCTACTGAATCTACCAGTGATCCTTTGATCAAGGGTAACGGTTCGGTCAATGCTACTGTTCCATTCTAAAAAAAGTGTTGACTTTGTTATCAAACGTTGTATGATGTCTACATGAAATCAAAAACTACATCAACTAGCACACACTCTGACTTTTGGCTTGACGAATTTGATTTCGACAGTGGTTCAGAGTTTAAAGATGATGGTCATGCAAGTCGAACAGCCGATATGGTTCGACTCAACATGGCTCGTCGTGCTATTGCCAACTTTGTTTCAATTTTGACTGGAAAAACTATTCCGGTGTTGTTCAACGATGGCGGCAAAAATATGACCGATGGTCAAGTTGTGTTTTTATCTGCTGACGTTTCTCAAAACGAAGATTTTGATGCATCCGTTGGAGTGTCTCTGCATGAAGCTTCTCATATTTTGCTCACTGATTTTCGAGTGGTGGCTGATTTGTGGCAAAACATTCCACGTGAACTGTATACACTCGCTGAACCACATGGTTTTACTAAACAGGAAGTGGCTGAGTACGTAAAAACTATTCTCAACATTGTTGAAGATCGGTATATCGATAATTTTGTATATAGAACCGCGCCAGGCTATCGTGGATATTATTTGGCGCTTTATGAAAAGTATTTCAACAATGACCGAATTGGCACCATGTTGAAATCTACAATGTATCGTAGTGCTACCGTTGAGTCATATGAAGCACGATTGATTAATTTTACCAACCCAGATACCGTGTTGGATGCACTACCTGATTTTCAAAAAATCATTGAGTTGATTGATGTTCACAATATTAATCGTTTGAAGACAACACAGGATCGTTTCGATCTTTCAATCGAAGTGTGCAAGATTATTTATTCTAACGTTAATGTCAAAGAGCAGTATGATAACAAAATCAATCAAATTTTGAATCAATCTGTTTCTGGCAGTTCTGAATCATCGGGCAGTGTTGTGTATGTTACACCGGCACAAGAAGGTGACACGGGCGGTCAAAATATTGAAGATATTCTTGGCGGACAGTCAACTGTGGTTGTAGTCAACAGTGCTAGTGATGTTTCCAAGAAAAAAGCCAATGATGAAAATGAAAAATCTGGACTATCAGATACTAAACGTAAGGGTATTGAACGAGCTTTGCAAAAGCAACGTGATTTTGTCAACAATCAGTTTAAAAAGAAGAAGGTAACCGCAGTACAAAACAGGCTTTTGTCTGAAATTGAAACTGCTGGAGTAACTATTATTCCTGTTGGCGTTGGACTAGATACCACGAACCAGATAGTTTCTACCGTGGATTGTATTGTGGTAAAAAATATGACCAAGGAACTTATTTTTTCGGAACAATTTCCTTGTAGTTTGTATGATGAACACAACAAACCATCTATTTTGAATGTAAATGCTGTCAATGATGGTCTTCGTCTTGGCAGTATGTTGGGACGAAAGTTGATGATTCGTAATGAGTTGAACACTACCAAATATATGCGTAAATCGGCGGGTCGTATTGATCGTCGTATTATGTCAGAGTTGGGATTTGACAATGAAAATGTGTTTTATCGTAATGTAACCGATCAATATAAAAGCGCTGAAATTCATATTAGTGTTGATGCTAGTAGCAGTATGCATGGAAATCCGTGGCGTAAAACTATTACTGCTGTCACTGCTATTTGTAAGGCAGCATCAATGATTCGAAATCTCAAAGTTTCGGTGAGTCTTCGTTGTACTTGTAAAGATGGACGTTTGCCGTACATTGTGATGGTATATGATTCTTCCAAGGATCATTTTTCCAAGGTTCGTAATTTGTTTCCTTACTTGTCGCCCTGTGGCAGTACACCTGAGGGTCTTTGTTATGAAGCCATCATGGATATGTTGGGTGAAAAGTCGAGTGACGAAGACTATTACTTTTTGAATTTTTCAGATGGCGAACCGTGTTTCAGTTTTTTTGGCCAAAAAGGATCGTTTTATTATGATTCTAAAATTGGTAGTGTACATACTCGTAAACAAGTAAATAAGATTCGTGAAAGGGGATACAAGGTGTTGTCGTATTTTATTTCACAACGTGAAGGCGCAATGAAAAATCTGGTTAATGCTGGACCCGAATTTTGTTTTCGAACCATGTATGGTGCTGATGCTAGTTTTATAAACGTATCTAGTATTGTCAGTATTGCCAAAACTATGAACAAAATGTTTTTGGACAAAAAGAATTGACATTTATCTAATTTAGTGTTAAAACAAATACACAATAAACAAACCAAGAAAGGAATAAAAAAATGAAAAAGACAAATCGTAAGAACAAGACTAACCTCATTGTGAATTGGCCTACCGGCTTTTTTGTAATGGAGACATCAACTGAACATCCTCATGTTGAGGCACTTACCACTTATAATCCAGAGTTTGTGCCGATTACGTTGCGTGTTCGTCTCAACATTGCTATTGATGAGAAGCATACCACCAAGATTGGCACTCTTAAGAATGCCAAGGGTCGTCCCAAGTTGGTGTTTGCTGTTGCTCCTGTTTCTATTGAAACGGTTGAGGCTGCAAAGAATGCAGGTGTGCTGATTGACAATGATGTCACCAACGTTGTAAATGTTGTTGACGTTAAGGCCACAGAGTCAACTGATGAGGTTTCTACGTCAGTTGAAGTTGTACATGATGGTGAAGTTGTGCCCAGTGTATAAAAAAATGGTAATTGTGGTGTTTTACCTATGTATAGGAAATGAAACGATCACATTATCATTATTTTGAAATAGCAGATAAAAAAGCATATCTTCTTTACGATCAGGAGGATCTAGTAAAACTGGATCCTCCTTGTTCTATTGGCGAAGAAAGAGACGTTAAAATCGCTGTAACTAAATTGCCAAAAGAAACCATTATGTCTTATTATGAAATTACGGATATAAAGTTGACACCAGCGGGTGCTCAATTTACATTTAAAAAGATACTAACAAAAATACCTGAAATAAAAGATAAAGAAGATAAGAAATGAACGAAGACAATATATTTTTTGATATAGACCCATTTGATTTTGATGCCGAAAAGAAGAAATTCGTTGAAAACATGAATTATCTCAAGGCAATGAGTGTAGAAGAAGCTACTTTTTATAAAAAGTGGGAAGAAGTACGTGATTATCGATCACATGCCACACGTTCTGACACTGTAAAAGCTAAAATTTGGGTTCCAACTGATATAAACGATGAAAATTTGACGTTGCAAGAGTTGGATTGTATCAATCCCACCATTGTTCATGTAGAAACTGAACAACAAGAGTTGGATTGGTTGATGTTGCGTGTATTTTGTCACACAATGGAGTTTAGTCAGACACCCGGACGGTTTTTAAAGTTTCTTATTACAGATGGTCACGGCGAGCGCCCACGGTATCTAGGAGCGGTTTCTGTGTCGAGCGACGTTATCACCATTTCTGACCGAGATAGTTATCTAGGATGGACGCCTGCTGATAAATTGGAACACAAGAAGCTGTCACACAGTGCGATTGGTAGTTGCATCATGTCAACTCAACCGTTTGGATACAATTTTCTGGGTGGCAAACTGGTTGCGTGTTTGATTACGTCAAGTGTAGTACGAAATGTATGGAAAAAGTTGTATGATCAAACGTTAGTGGGTATGACAACTACTAGTTTGTATGGTAGTTATAGCATGTATAACAGTTTAAAGTGGTGGAACAAGTGTGGATCTAGTACCGGAAAGATTCCTATTAAGCCGGACGATAAGGTGTATGAAACTTGGCATGATTACATCAAAAAAACTCATCAAGAAGAATATGATAGAAAAATGACACAAAAGGATAATGTATCTGGACCTGTTACTGGTGCCAAACAACGAGTAATTAGCATGATTTTTCAAGAATTGAACTTGAAAACACAAGATTATGTTCATGGTTATGAACGTGGTGTATATTACAGTTGTTTTTATGAAAATACCAAAGACTTTTTGTGTAACAGAATAACCGAAGATAAATTGGTGATGAAACAGTTGTTTTTGGATGATAAAACCGCTATATTGAACTGGTGGAAACAAAAAGCCAAAGATCGATATTTGAAGTTAAAACACGAAAATAACCTAAAACCAAGCATTTTGTACTATAACAAAATGATGGATATGTCATACAATACTGCTAAAAGTAACTTTTTTAATGAAGTTGGTCGATAAATCAATATTTATATGTTAATTATAAATAGGATTTTTTGTGCTAGATTTCATTTCATACAACAGACTGGATTACTTTGTAAAACGGTTGGCGTCAGTTGCCACAACCAAATCGGCACCTTATGTTGATAATTCCCCTGATGGAATATTCACTTCTCCTAAGGGAACTATTTTACAAAAGCAAGGAAACTTACTATCATATAAGTATCCCGGTGATACAAATTTTACAATAATCAACTATTCTACCGAATCAATTCGTGCATTTTTAAACAGTTATTCAACCGTGTTGAATTCTGGTGTAAACAAAAATGTTGTTTGGATAAAAATAGATGATGATCCGGGTAAAACGTGGAAAAATCGTGGTATTTGTACACAAACATACGAAATATGTGAAATTGTGCCACCATGCACACCTACACCAACTCCTACACCAACTCCTACACCAACTGCGTATGTATTTGATGAATTGGTTGTGGATAATTTACAGGTAGAAAACTTGATTGTTGGTCCTCCAGAAGAGTGTCCACCTACAGAAAGTACCCCAGGCGAAATGGGCGAAATTATGATTTGTGAAAATTATATGTATGTTTATGACGGAATTGAATGGAAACGCTTCGAACTTTCTATTTATTTTTAATCTTTGACGTATGCCATCTACATATTATAGCGAAATTAGTGCCAGTAAAGTAACTGTTGGAAGACTGATCATCAGTTCGTCAGCACTGTGCACCCCCGATGAATCCACGCCTGGCACATATGGTCAGATGATAGTGTGTGAAAATTACGTGTATGTTCACGACGGTACCAAATGGAAACGTGTTGAAATTGCCGTATATTTGCCTTAAAAATAGTCTTTACTTTGGGCACAGTGTATAGTATCGTATTTTCATGCGTAATATACGTTTCAGCCTTTGTTGCATTTCTCTCAAACTCCAAGAACAAGGAATCAAGTCGTCAACCATGACGAAAACACGATTTCTTCAATTGGAACGTAAAGATGCAGAAAAAATTGTTGCGGATCGTACACTCAACAACATTCAAGTTACACGTAAAACACTAGAGTATTGTGTTACCAACAAGTGGAATTATCGTGTAAGTAGTGGTATGATGCCGTTGGAAACGCTTCCAGAAGCCAATTTGACTATCGAAAACAACTACAATTTTCAAGAAATCAAACGCGAATTTGATTTGTGTGCTGAAATCATTCGTAAAAACAATATTCGTTGTTCTACACATCCAGATCAATTTGTTGTGCCCGCTAGTGTCAATCCACAAACTGTTCAAAAGTCCATTCACGAACTGACTATGCACGGCAAAATGATGGATTATCTGGGTCTTCCTCAAAGTTACGAAGCACCCATCAATATTCATATGAACTGTTTCAAAGGTGCTGATCTAAAAGACATCGCAAAACGCTTTATTGACGTATACAACGCTCTTCCAATCAATGTGAAGAGTAGACTGGTTTTGGAAAACGAAGACAAGCCCAACAGTTGGAATGTCGAACAGTTGTATGAACACGTGTATCAACAAACTGGAATTCCAATTACCTATGACAATTTGCATTTTCGTTGTAATCCGGGTCGTCAAACTGCTGATGAGGCAATTGTTATGGCAAAAAATACATGGCAACATTACGTTCCTGTGTTTCATTTTAGTGACAATGATCCTGCCGAATCTAATATTCGTGCACATGCAAATTATGCCACAAATTTTCCAGAAGAGTTTCATAATGTAAACTGTCCATTGGACTTGGAAATGGAGTTTAAAGCTAAAGATTTTGCTATTGAAAAGTTTCAGGTTGAGTTCAATAAAAAATGAATTTTGTTGACTGAAACAATATGTATGTTACGATAGAGACCGTTAGGAAAAAACTAACAAAAACCAAAATAAAAGTTATATGAAGATTATTAATGATTCGCGTCGAAAGACGTATTTTGTTCAACGTAAGAATGCGGCCATCAATACATACATTGCTGGTCCCACAAATGGTGCACATCGTGCGACCCGATTGACTATCCAAGCTGGTAAGACCCGATTGGATCTTGACGGTCGTCAGATTCGTGCACTTCGTGAGGTTCTTGACAAGAGCCGGTCGCTCGCAGGAACTCGTTCGGCACGTCGAGCAAGCAAGTAAAAAACTAACAAGGTAAGTATATGGGTAAAACATTCAAACATAATAAGGACTTCTCTTTCAAGAAAGACAAGCGAAATCCGAAGAAACAACGTGATGACAAAGGTAAATCGCCACGTTCCAAAAAGCGAAACATTGATTTTCTAGAAATAGAGGAAGAATAAAATTATGTTGATCAAGACATTACTTGGAATACTAATGGTAGTGTCGTTGTTATCCTATAAATTTACAATTATGATACCACTAGGGTTTGCTCTAGTGGTATTTTATTTGTATCAAGTACACCGCATATTGGTGATAAACAAAGAAATTATAGAAGAAAACAACGATGCAATTAACAAAAACATAACATCTTTACTAAACAACCAAAAGGTGTTATCTTCGGACATTAAAAATCTTAAAAAGTGGGTTGACGAAAATGCCAAGAAAAGCTAAAAAAATTGAAAATGAAGGTGAAACTCCCATCAAAAAAGCGTTGGGACTATTTGACCATCTAAAACACATTCGCGGTGTTCAAACCAAAGACTATTACGATAAACTAACAGAAGACGATCAAAAGTCATTTAATCAGTTTATGTTGTTAAAGTTGTTGTCTATGGATAGAGATGCCATTGATAACGTTTGTTCTATGGCAAAATACTATGATATTGTGCCAGATAGAAACTTTTATCAGATGTCAATCGCAATGACACCACGTAAAACTACATACGTACCATATATAAAAAGTAACAACAAATCATACAATGTTGAATTGTTAAAGTTGTTGTCTAAATGGTATGAATGTTCAACATTGGAAGCCAATGAGTATTGTAAACTACTTTTATCCAGAGAAAGTGGAATCAACGAAATACGTTCAGTATGTAAAGCATATGGACTGACAGATAAAGAAGTAACTAAATTGATGAAACATGAATAAAAAGTTGTACATAGGAATTTCAGGTGTTGCACGTTCTGGAAAAAACTTGTTTTGTGATATTTCAAAGAAAATTATTACGCAACAATACAATCTCAGTTGCAATTCTTACGCATTAGCGTGGTATTTGAAAAATGATTGTAGACAATTCATACTGGACCGATTGGGATTGGATGTATTTACAGAAGATACCGAACAAAAGAAAGTGTTTCGAGACATGCTTGTTTGGTATGGTGATGTAAAACGCAAACAAACCGACGGACGATACTGGACAGAAAAACTTCAATCGGATATAGAAAGAGATGATGCAGATGTAGTTTTTATAACTGATATTCGTTACAACTTTTATCCCAAAGACGAAGTTTATTGGATACACAACGATCTAAATGGTAAGTTGATTCACATATCAAAGTATACCTATGGATTTCCCACAGATGGTAGACGTATTCGTAGTGATATTGCCAAAACCAATCAAAAGATTTGGGTAGAACCTGCTAATGATCATGAACGTTGGAATGATCCAAAGGTAAAAGCTGACGCTGATTTTATTGTTGAATGGCCTCACGTAAAATCTGAGGGTAAAACATATCAAGATATTATTGAAGATACTCAATTAAATGAAATTATATCACCTATATATGAACGTATATTTTCCAAATGAAAGGCGTTATATTATCTGGTGGTACGGGGTCTAGGTTATATCCATTGACAACTGTTGTTAACAAACAATTGTTGCCAGTTTTTGATAAACCAATGATTTATTATCCGTTGTCAACCTTGATTTCTTGCGGAATCAAGGATATTTGTATTATATCATCCTGTGATTTTCTTCCATCGTATCAAAAACTGTTTGGCGATGGAAAACATTTGGGATTAAACATAGTATATAAAGTTCAATTTAAACCCGATGGTATTGCACAATCGTTTTTGATTGCGGAAGATTTTATTGGCAATGATAATGTCGCTTTGATATTGGGCGACAACGTATTTCATGGATTCAATCGAATGAAGGTTGATTTTACGGGAGCAGTGGTATTTGCGTACAAAGTCAACAACCCACAAGAATACGGTGTGGTTGAGTTTGATTCCAACGGCAAGGCATTGTCTATAGAAGAAAAACCAAACATGCCTAAGAGCAAATATGCGATTCCTGGCCTATATTTCTACGACAACAAAGTTATTGAATATGCAAAAACGTTGAAACCATCCAAACGTGGTGAATATGAAATTACCGATGTAAATCGTAAATACATGGAAGAAGGTAATTTGAATGTCATAAAAATGCCAAAAGGAACTGTATGGTTGGATGCAGGATCACCTACAACACTGGCACAAGCAAGTAGTTATATACAGACGGTACAAGAACGTCAGGGATGTAAGATTGCGTGTATTGAAGAAGACTGTTTAAATCAACAATTTATTGACACTACACAGTTTAATAAATTAATTGAAAAAACACCAAAATCCGAATATAGAAATTATTTAGAGTCTGTCCAGTCATATATATGACTGGTTATGATTTTACTATTAGGTTCATCTGGTTATATTGGTCAAGAGTTTTACAAACAACTGTTTCAAAAAGGCGTACCAAGTAGATCGTGTTCAGTTCCCACAAAAGAGTTGACATATCGACATTTGGTAGAGCTTCATAAATCGTTAAAGTTAACCGCAATTGTTAATTGTGCAGGTTATACTGGCAAACCAAATGTGGATGCCTGTGAAACAGACAAACACAATACCATCTATGGCAATGTAGTGGTACCCGAAATGTTATCGTCATTTTGTTGCAACAACAAAGTGATATTTGCACATGTATCATCCGGATGTATTTATACCGGAAGACGAGAAGACGGCAATCCTTTCACTGAAACTGATCGTCCCAATTTCAGTTTTGAACAAAACAATTGTAGTTTTTATAGTGGAACAAAAGCATTGGCCGAAGACGTTATACGAAAGAATTGTGATAATCACTATATTTGGAGACTTCGTATACCATTTGAGGAAAAAAACAATCCAAGAAACTATCTGTCCAAGATGTTGAATTATCGTAAACTCTTGGATGCTGAAAATTCTATATCACACAAACAAGAATTTGTAAGTGCATGTATTGAAACAATTACAAAAAAAGTTCCGTATGGAACATACAATGTAACCAACACTGGATACATTACAACCAAACAGGTGATTGAAAAAATTCAAAATACAATTGCCAAAGATAAGGTATTTGAGTTTTTTGAAAATGAGAATGATTTCTATAAGACTGCTGCAAAAACACCACGTTCAAATTGTGTAATGAGCAATCAAAAGTTGTTGAATGTAGGAATTAAAATGAGCGATGTAAATACTGCTCTAGATGAATGTTTAAACAATTGGAAAGTATGAATATATTAGTTACAGGTGGTTGTGGTTTTATTGGATCACATTTTGTTGAAAAATTATTGAATGATCCTAATGTCAATGTTGTGGTCAACTTTGATAAAATGACATATGCGGCAAACAAATCGTTGCCGTTTCATAAATACGATAAATACAAACACTATATTGTTGATATTAGCGATAGCGTTGCAGTGTTTAATGCAATGAAAGAATTTGCTATTACACATGTAGTTCATTTTGCAGCTGAAAGTCATGTTGACAATTCGATTTACTCACCCGATGCGTTTGTAGAAACAAATGTAGTAGGAACTTTTAATTTGATCAAAGCTGCATATGATTATGATAAACTTGAACGGTTTATTCATATATCTACTGATGAAGTATATGGATCTTTGAATTCTAAAGAATCTGCGTTTACGGTAGATAGTCCATATAGACCCAACAGTCCGTATTCAGCAACCAAGGCTGGCAGTGATTTGTTGGTTCGTAGTTACTATCACACATACAAATTTCCAGCAATTATTACAAATTGCAGCAACAATTTTGGACCACGACAACACTTTGAAAAGTTGATACCAACCTGTATTAGAAAGTTGAAGAACCGTGAACAAATTCCTGTATATGGAAGCGGTACTAATGTTCGTGATTGGATTTACGTAAAAGATCATGTGAACTGTATTTGGGATGTGTTGAATAAAGGCGATGTTGGAAAACAGTATTTGATTGGCGGTAACAACGAAATGACCAATCTTGAATTGATTTCACAACTTGTAACTGCATATGAAACTGTTACAAATAGTAAAGTTGATTACAACTATATCAGTTACGTTGCAGATCGTAAAGGACACGATCTACGATATGCTATTGATACATTTGATTATGACCAAACGTTTGGTAAAGTTCAATATTATAACTTTACAGAAGCACTACAATCTACTATACTCAGTTATCTATGAGCGAAACATTTTTTGAAACGGTTTATTCTGATGCTGATAAAGAATTTAAGCATAAAATTCTTGTTTGGCCTAACATTACTTATGCTGAGAATCTTGAAAAAGATTCGTTTGTGTTTGTCTTGTCGAATGTCATCAAGAGTTTGAATTCTATTCGGAATGATATCTTTTGGACAATTGTGACTCCAAAACGATGCAAACTTCTTGAATATGAAAATACTGAACAGATCATCTATAAGTTACCTACTTATCCGAATTCAATGCGAGTTCATTTTGATGTGGATAAAGTTGCAAGTTTACTTGATTTACATAAACAGGATTTTGATGTAATTTATTCACATCTTCCTGAACATACTGTACAACTAGCCAATTATATTTATAA